ATGCTCACCGTTAAGCAGATTGAAGCAGCAAAGCCGAAAGAAAAACCATACCGCCTTCTCGATGGTAATGGCCTGTACCTTTATGTCCCTGTATCCGGGAAAAAGGTATGGCAGCTTCGCTACAAAATTGACGGTAAGGAGAAAATCCTGACTGTCGGAAAATATCCGCTTATGACTTTGCAGGAGGCAAGGGATAAGGCATGGACTGCGAGGAAAGACATCTCGGTTGGCATCGATCCGGTAAAGGCGAAAAAGGCTTCGTCTAACAACAATTCCTTTAGCGCCATTTACAAGGAATGGTACGAGCACAAGAAGCAAGTATGGTCAGTAGGATATGCGACTGAACTTGCAAAAATGTTTGATGACGACATTTTACCCATCATCGGCGGTCTTGAAATTCAGGATATTGAGCCGATGCAACTGCTGGAAGTAATCCGCAGATTTGAAGATCGCGGTGCAATGGAGCGAGCCAACAAAGCCCGCAGAAGATGCGGCGAGGTTTTCCGTTACGCTATTGTCACCGGCAGGGCTAAATATAACCCGGCACCTGACCTTGCTGACGCCATGAAGGGATACCGTAAGAAGAACTTCCCGTTTCTTCCTGCAGACCAGATCCCGGCATTTAACAAAGCACTGGCAACATTTTCAGGAAGTATCGTATCGCTCATTGCGACCAAAGTTTTACGCTACACAGCCCTAAGAACGAAAGAGCTTCGTTCCATGCTATGGAAGAACGTCGATTTTGAAAACAGGATTATCACCATCGACGCCAATGTGATGAAGGGACGCAAAATTCATGTGGTTCCTATGTCAGACCAGGTAGTTGAACTTCTCACTACGTTAAGCTCCATCACTAAACCAGTATCAGAGTTTGTTTTTGCCGGGCGCAACGATAAGAAGAAGCCAATCTGCGAGAACGCGGTATTGCTTGTGATCAAACAAATCGGCTATGAGGGTCTGGAAAGCGGTCACGGATTCAGGCATGAATTTAGCACGATTATGAACGAGCACGAATGGCCTGCTGACGCTATTGAAGTGCAACTGGCACATGCCAACGGCGGATCTGTGCGCGGGATTTACAACCATGCTCAGTATCTTGATAAGCGCAGAGAAATGATGCAGTGGTGGGCGGACTGGCTTGATGGGAAGGTATCATAGAAAAGCAGTACAAAGCCTTGCAAACCGATGCAAAGCTTTGTGTGTCCCGTTTTTGTCTCATGCCAACATGACATGTCGATCGATCCACTTTCAAATGCTAAACTCTCAAGTGTATATGTGTAGACAATTTAATCATATTGAAATAACAGGCATTTTTAAATATGAACAAAGAGATATCTGTAGGCTTGAATATAACAAGGATAGTAGCTTGTTTTTTTGTGATATTGCTTCACACATCAGCTATGGGGTTATATAAAACAAATTATTACTGGGAGCAATTAAATATAATTGACTCAATGACAAGGGTTTGTGTACCATTATTTATAATGTTAAGTGGCTCACTTCTCATTAGAGAAAAACCAGATTCAAAAACAAAGATTGCCAAAAGAATAATTATTATAATGGCGTGTTTGTTCTTTTGGTCTATTGTGTACATATGGAGAGACAAAAACGCTACACTTAGTTTAGGTATGCTATTTGATTCAATTGGAGGTATCATTTCTGGACCTGTTAAATATCATTTGTGGTATCTGTATTTTATAGTTGGAGCATATGTAGCAATACCTTTCTTGTCCAAGGCTTATCACAACTCATCACTAAAAAGCTCTATTTCTTATTTGTTTATATGGTTTCTCTTGTGCACATTCATGACATTCAAGAACATGATTGGGGTTTACAATAACTACGTGCAAACATTCAATCTTTCATATCTTGCTGATGTGATGGGATACTTGATTCTTGGCAGACTGATTTTTGATTTCGTATGCAAAAATGAATCAAAAATAAAGTCATTACCTTTTATAGTTGCGTTCTTTTTATCAGTTGCAGCAACCTCATTATTTGTTTACTTTATGTCAATAAAGTCTGAAAACATAGACCAAAGCCTTTATTCATATACTTCACCATTTGTTATTATTGGTGCATCTTCAATTTTTATTTTATTTTTAAAAAATGGTAATATCTTATCAAGATTTGAGAGTCAACTATCTAAAGTAAGCCAATTGACTCTTGGTGTATATTGTATGCATCTCTTGTTTGTGGACTATTTCTATACAATGTTTATATACTGGTGGGGGTATAAAATGAATTCAATTTACGTTTTATTATCTTCAGTGGCAACATTTGTCATCTGTATGTTAGTTTCATTTATAATAAAGAAAACAAAAATCCTATCGTTTGCTGTATAGCTTAAGTATCATTGCATTATAGGCACCGCCAGATTATTTATTTCTGGCGGCGCATACATTAATTCAATTTACTCCATAAGTATGCCCCTGGTGCACTTTCCACACACATGTATACTGGGTTTGGACCAGTTGATGTATCTCGCCACATGGTTCCTAGGTACTTTTCTGATGCAACAGGCAGTGTCCCGGCGTTTGCTCTAACTAATGGGAGTGCGCCAGCACCTTCGTTGTACGTTTCGAATGAGCCCGATTTATCTTTGTAAGATCTAAATCCAGAGTTACCTAGAGAGCCAAATGAAAAAGGGGTTATCCCATATCTCGGGTTTCTCCATGTGATGTATCTGTCTCCATCATCCTTAGATCCGCTTCCATAATCAACTCCAGCCACAACGATACTGTTTGGATAATTTGCTGATGACCTTGCAGTGCTTGGCGAGTAGTTCGGGACCTCGATATCCTCTCCTCTATGAGAAACCTGTATATTAATAGTGCATGCTACAACGTCTCTTACATGTACATCAACAGGTCCGAAATTTGCCTCTGAGTATCCTATGTTGAAAATTGATTGATTGGCATAGTCAGCATTAAAACCATATCTTGCATTGTAGCTGCAATCAATTCCCTCAATAATATTTCCTTGTATATCAAAATCATTATCCATTGGTGGCACTGATCCATCTGTTATTTTTGTAAATAGAATCCCGTCCCATCCAGTGCTTGAATCTGTTGGTTTCACGCCATAAGCTGGAGAACCATTCCAGCTTGCCGACCCACCATATACTTGAACTGAATTTGCCCCGTTAGTGAATCGGATGCCATTAAACCCATTAAATTCAAACCTGCAATTCCTGAACTGACTACCATATGGATAATGCACTAAATCTTCTGTTATTGAAGTCCACAAATCCATCCCGAACTCCTTGAACTTAAACCAGTTGCAGTTTTCAGCATCAAGAGTTCTGCCAACACGCAAACCGGTTCCTGTATACCCATTAACAGGATCCCATGATTCAGGTTCAAAGGTGATGTTTTTATAAGAGCTTTTTGTTATTTCATTGCGAACTGCTTGCTTTGCAGAGAACCCACCAAAGAAAACTATTTTTGTTTTAGAACCATCACCATAATATTCTCCAGTTGAACCGCCTTCAATATTATGCCCATTGGTAACAAACTCATCATTCATATAATAAACGCCAGAAAAAAGCACATATTTCTGGTGCTCCAGTACCGATTTAATGGCTGACGGGTCGTTTGTCTTTGTACCATCTGCTCCGTACATTTCAGGTGTATACCGACCGTTTACCTGTCTAACCCACCGTCCTGTAGCTACCCCTGTCACGGCAATGACTGCCCCGCCATCGTCAGGATCGTTAGATGCGGCATTCCATTGGAATATACCGCCACCTTTATTGCTTCCTGGTCTATATGAGTCAACCAATATAAACTGACCATTACTATTAGCTACGATAGTTCTTAGTTTTGATATTGATTCGCATTTCCCTATAAATTTAAAACCATCTGGGCCTGCAAGCTCCTGCTTTAACTGATCGGGGTCATATTTCAGCACGTTAGGATAGTAGAACTGCTGAGAACCATAAGCATCGTACACGGCCATTGAGTGACCTTGTACGGTAACGAACTTAGCAATCTGTCCGTTGTATACAGGATAACCTCCAGCGTTGATTACGATTGGCTGAGCGACCTGAACGTGACTTCCATCTTCGTTTTCGAGATATACAGGAATCTGGTTTGCTGGATTTACAGGGTCAGTGTCAATTTTACCGATATAAATTTTGCCATTGGCTACGGCTTTAAAATATCGAGCCATCGTGAAGATCTGGCTCGGCATTGATACTACAACATTGGCGGTGATATCTGACATTTACTATGCTCCGGGTACAGCACGGCCGCACAATACAAAACTTGCGCAGCATTGCATTAAGGTCGGTTATAATTGGTTAAAAGAGTGGAGTGTTTATGGAACGTGACTTATTGAACTTTGCTTTCTTAATCTTCGGCCTTGTGGTGGGCAAACTTTTATTCACTTAAGGATTGAGATTTCGATCCCTGAGCGAATGAGTTAACAATGCGCTCAACATCAGATAACGCTTTCTCGAATGCGGTAGAACCACGTGGAGTATTAGCCAGGCGAAGCATTGCATTACGTGCTGGTTCACTCTCATACATTCTTGCCAGCAAACCATACCCGCCACCAACACCTACCAGTGCAGGGTTAGTTACTGTTCCAATACCTAGGATGAACGGTATAGTTTGCTGACCTGTAGGCGTTGTTACTCCTGCCTGACCGGCACGCTTGGTTGCCTCAAGATAATTCTTAATCCCCTTCAGATACGCAGCATCACGGCCTTTGAATGCTATACCGGTCTGGTTAGACATCAGGTTAACCTGTCTCAGGAACTGGTCAGGTGAGCCTCCTGATTTCTCCATGGCCTTTCCGATTATGCCGTTGCGCATCTGAGCGCGTCCCACCTGACCGACTGACCGGTACAGATTCTGAACTTCTGATTTGTTCTTGCTGAATAGCATGTTGTTGACCACTTCAGGGGTCAGGTCTCCTTTCATGATCACGTTCTTAAGGCGCGTATTCTGTAGCTTATTTGCTTCGTCAGCGTAGATGGCGTTAGCTTGCTTATAGCGACGCAGTGTGTCATTACCAAGATTCTGTCCGATGGCGCTATCGATATCACTAGTCATTGCGTTGTAAATGCGCTGAATAGCTGCGTCAGATCGGTTTGGCAAGACCGTTCTCTCTCCTTTAACATCCTGCCTAAACTGGCTTCTCAGTCCGCTCAACTGCTGCAAATCCATTGCCACTGGACCGCTTGCGCCAGCATTGCGGGTAAGCTCATCGCGATAGGCCTGAAGCTTAGAAATCGTATCGTTATCCGCAACCTTTCCAAGTTTCTGCAAACTGGCTATTTCAGTATCAATCTGCTGAATTGCCTTTGACGGCTGAATGTTTACGCCTGCCATTGCGTTTTGCACTTGTTCCAGCCTATTCCCCGCTGCGCGCTTTATTCCTGACGTTTTTGCTTTCAGACTACCAACTACAATCGACGGATCGTATTCACCAAATCGCGATGCAAACTCATCCACCAACTGACTGCGAGCTTCTTGCTGATTAGCTCGCATAGTGCTTGTCCCGGCAAATGGGATGTTTTCAGCTGTGGTTTGTGCCATGCGCCCGACGCGGGAATTTGGCTGCAAAACGTCAGTTGTATGCAAAGGAACATCTGCAGCATTAGCGAACTGAATAGCCTGCTGCGCTTCTGGTGCGATCGTCCCGCGAATCCCACGATAAGCAGATCCAGCGGCTCTACCTAACTTATTGATTGCCCCGCCTAATGCAACACCAGTTCCTAAGTCTGTTGCCAGTGCTTCTGGATTATCACGCTCACTGTTTGCAGCCAATGAACCAACAGCGTTCTCCGCCAGCAAGCGTGATGCACCCTGAGCAACTCGACCGGCAATAGATGGTGCCTGCGCTGCAATTCTCTCGACCCCAACAGGAGTCAAATATGGCAGTGCTTCAGAGAAGATTTTACCTTCTGTCGTCTGTGGAGTAAGCGCACCTTGTTGCAAGCCAAAGTCCTGCTCAAGTCCTTGTGTCGTGACGCGAGGCGCTGGCTGATAAGTTCCGTCACCAATGCCAAGCTTCTGACCAGCCCATGCCCCGGCGCTGGCGACAGCATCAGCCATTGATGCCGGGATATTTGCCAGATTAACGCCAGCCTGTAGTAATCCACGCCCAGTCTCTGCAGCAGCATTGCCAAGGTCAGAAATGAAGCCGCCTTGTTGCTGTGGCTGGCTTCCTGGGGTCATAGATGTGCCCTGCTGTTCCTGCTGTGCAGACTGTCCAGCAAAATACTCATCAATAGCCGATCCAATATCCTCAGTGCTTGTACCATCAGGAAAGGTGAATGTCTTACCGTTTGCAGTTACTTTCATCATTCCACCGTGAATTGAATGCCGGATTTAGACGTGTAGCTTCCTCCGACTGATTGCTGAGTCGCTGGCTGCTGCCTTGATGATTTCTGCCCACCATTACCAACATCAACGTTGTACTGCTGGTTGTAGTTGTCGGTGTATTCCTGAATCTCACGAATAGACTGCTGCATATCCTCCGGGCTTGAGTAGTCAACCTGCGGCATCCCCTGAAAATACATCTTCGCTTCTGCAATGGTGTTGATACCGCTAGCACCCATATCTCTTGCTGCTGCCACGCCCTGATTCTGCATTCTGCCCTGAATACGTTGTGCGGAGTTATATAACTGGCGTTGTTCTTTGCCTGTGAGTCGGCTGCGAACATCTGCACCAATTGCCGGATTTCCTGCTCCGCCAGTCATGCCAGTCATAAAATCGAGAGCAGAAGCATCTGCATTTGCGATTGCGTCAATGTCTTTCTTCATCGCGTAGTTCTGTGCGCTTGCTGCAGACGTTGGAGGTGCTGCAATAGCACTTGCCGGGACACGAACCATATTGCCGTTATCGTCAATACCTTCGTAAAACGCATTCGCCCCTGCGCCGTGAAGTTTTCCACCGACGCTGACTGTTCGCCCGTCTGCAAGCTGAACGACCCGATTTCCTTCGCTGCCTGATATCGTTCTGGCGTTTGCTCTTTGCGTTGCCAAATCTTGACCGCGTCGTGCTGTTGCCGCTGACATATCTTGTCCACGCATTGTTATATTCTGCCCGCGAGCCTGAAGCCCCTCACCGGCTTTATTGCTGCGGATTGTTTCAGCAAGACGCCCGCGATCAATCTCACGACCTGTCAACTTATCCTGAATATCAAAATACTTTTCTGGCCCTACCGCGTGCATTCCAATAAGGTCTGTTAACTGCGTGAAGCCTTCAGGGCTTTGCTGATATGTCTGCCACGCCTGTTCAGGAGATATGCCAATTTGCTGCAGCGTATTCTGGTGAGTGGCAAGCTCTCGCATCACCGATTCTGGCCCCTGAGCGGCGGCAATATTCAATCGTGCAGACATATCTCCCATTGCCTGATTCTTATCGGCATCAACAAACCCCATGCCCTGACGAATTGTTTCAATCTGGTCTGGATTGGTGGCTGCAAGTTGACGCAAGGCATCTCGTTCACCTGCCGCATAAGCCTGACCGAAAGCTTTTTGAAAATCAGAAAGCCTCATTGCCTGGCCAACTGCGCCAATACCTTGAGCAAGCTGAACGCCAACGTTTGGACGCTGGCTGAAGTCGTAACTGGATAATGATGGTTGTCCGGGCGCGTTCTGGTTCGCCACCTGCATTGACGGCAAACCAGCAAGTTGAAATGTAGCCACGATAACTCCTTAGAAGAGTGAGCCAAGCAATCCGATACCCGCACCAATGCCAGCCCCCCACGGCGTTGATGCTCCAAGCATCCCGGCAAGACCAGCCCCCGCAAGAGCACCACTTGTACCACCGCTAATGGCACTTCCAAGCGTGGATTGACCAGAACCCTGAGAGCGGATCGCCGCCATCTGTTGCGCAAGATTACCTGCGTTATTTGCATAGTTCTGTCCAGCCGATGCCTGGCCTGCCGCCGCAGACTGACCAACGTTTAACAGGTTGCCATAGTTTTGCATCTGTCCGGAAAGCCAGTTTTGCCCAAGCGTTGGTGCAATGGCCGCCAGTTGGTTTGATGTCGCAGTCGAGCCAAGGCCACCTGTCGCCTCGGCGGCATTCAGGCTTTGATAGCGAGCCTGATCAGCCAACTGTTTATACTGGTCTGAATTGTAATACTGATTGAGAGCGCTGTTCTGACCTTCCAGCGTTGATAGCTGCTGAATCTGCTGGAGAGCCGGCAAACCTGCGGCAGCGTAAGGTGCCAACCGCTCCATCACACGATTGAATTGTTGGTTTTGCAGGCCTGCTGCGTACTGTGTTGCTTTTGCGGCTTCTTTTGCCCCGCTGCTTGATGAGCCACCTTTTCCGCCTTTTTCAGGGAAAAGAGGTTCCTCACCGCCCAGTTTCCTGCCCAGCGTAAATGCATATAACATGGTTATCTCCCGTGATTCAGGAAGTCGATTAGTTCTTCACGTGTTGCGCTATAAAAGGTGACGTCATCTACGCCTTTGAAGTATTTCTTGATGGTTCCTACTCGTTTGAGCCCAATCATCGCGCAATACATCTGACCATGGCGAAATTTTCGTGCAGCAAACGAAGTGACGCATTGAACAGAGGTGTTGGTGAGAATGTATCGCCAGAACGTCAGTCCGATTTCCTTACTGAATCCGCGAATCTCAGGCAGATACATGGCGTGGCAGTCAAAGGTCAGCGGCTGAATCTCGTTGTAATACACGATGCCGCCGAACTGACCATGCACGTTCACTTCAAAGTAACGACACTCAGGTTTGTAGTCGTATCCGTCACCGTTGTTGCTACCGGCGATGATGTCGGGATGGTTGCCGACCGTTTCTATCAGGTCGATGTTGCGTGTTGGAGTGAATGTAATCATTAATCAATCAACCCATGTGCACGCAAGGCGTCTTCCAAAGCCTTAGTGCGCCGACGTTCAGCAATTAGAGCATTGGCTATAGCCTGGATTTCAGATTGCGTGTAAGTATCGCTAACGGAGAATGTCAGGTCAGCGTTGAATGCGCCTTTATTCGCCATACCCGTGGCTGCTGTCCATCCAGTTTGGCGAGCGCCGACAACCTTCTTTCCGCCGACTGAATAGGACGTTGTAACGTTGAGTGGTGAATCCAGCGATTGAGTAGCCGTGGCAGTTTTCGATACGTAGTCATCCTGAATTTCAGTAACAGATGTTTTCAGACCACTGATGTCTGTTTGCAGGGATACTATGTCAGCCTGAATATCGATAACTTCATCAAGCAGGTAGTCAACATCACTACGCAGTACGACTATCTTCCCTTCAGCGGTTGTTAGCCTTACCTCAAGGATATTTATCGCTTTGGTGTTAGCCGCTATTCTTGCTTCGTGGTCTGCAATCTCTTCATCCTGCTCATCATTTTTTACCTGCGCGTCATAAGCGCCCTGTCCAGCTTCGTTTGCCTTTCCCGCAATAGCGCCAACATCCGTACCTTGCGCAATTACGTAGAGCAGATAAGACTGACTAAAGACGTTACGGGGAAGAATTGAAGCGTCGAGACGGGTGGCCTGAATAACGACAGGCTTATTAAGTGACGGGTCTGCCATATGTTACTCCAGACGAATTTGACACCCGGATAGTGTTACTGGTGATTTGGTGATTACCCGCAGTTTGAAGCCGATTAATCGACGAATACGCCCTACACGCTTCCATAAAACTCTCTTGTCGTACACAAACGGCTCGTTCTGCTCAATCATCTGTTCACGACCGTAATTGATGCCGTCAGTTGTTGCAGACAGGAACAGGCGGTCAGCGTATTGAGCAACACCAGTGGATGATTCAACTTCGAGATCGAAGCATCTGGCGTTATCCGCTTTGAAGATGGGTGTAAACAACAGGTGTTCTTGCTGCTTGTCGTACTGACTGCTGATGTAGAATTGCAATTGTCCTGTCACTGCTTCTGATTTATCGCCGCACGTTATCTGGTTGCCTTCATACATGAAGTCGACAGCACGATATACATCATCGTAAAGCCCGGTTTTCAGCACACACCACTGAGGTCCGTTCTGGCTGGACGATGCGTCGTAAACCAGTACATGGCGAGGGAGATGAATAATCAGAAGCTCATGAGAATCGAACCTCAACGTCTCCATCACCCCGGTTGCCAGTTCATCAGCCGTGTATGAGCGGATAATCTTCTCAATACTGGCGGTCGCGATTGGTGAGGCCTGCCCTGACCCGATGATGTAGACGGAGGGTGCGCCAGTAGCAGGGTGACTGATAAAGGCGTATGAATCAGCGAATGGCGTTTTACAGTATGTTCCGGCAATCCCTTTCTGTACCATTAACGATGGCTGAGCCACGTAAAGCGCTGCGCCTGCTGTTGTTGAGCCAGTAAGCGAAAAATATTCAATCGTCGAGGAGCCAAAGCAGACGATGAAATCTCTCCATGAGCCTATGCCAATTATCCCGTCTGGCTGCGATTCTGCGCGATATTCTGCACTGTAGCGGTCAGGGTGCGACTCATCTTCAAGGTCTGTGATAAACCATGAATCAGTACCGTTTTTTGACCACGCATAACGCCCACGTAAGCGCGTAATGTCACGGACTGAACCTAACTCATACTGCGTGAATCTGCTGTCTGCAGGCCAGTTTGAGACGGTTTTAACCGTGCCATCATAGCGATACTCGACCAGTTGACCATTAACGCCTACCGCCTGTGATGTGCGACCATGTGCCATTGATACGCGACCACTTCCGGCAACATCACCAACTTCGCTTTCTCCTTTGTAGAGCTTGCCACCACAAACACGATAAACGGCGTTCTGAGCGGTGTTGTACTCAACTCCGCGCGATACACCATTTACATCGTTGCGCTTGGCTATGCCGGGGAATGAGCGTAAATAACCGCTACTGTTGAGTACTTCTTTTGGCGTTGCTAAAAGGTTGACCGGTAGGAAGTCAATATAGTCAGCATTGCGGAAGTCTTTACCCAGTCCCTTCATCAGGGGAAGTTGTTGAATCGGCATTCTGCTCTCCGGGGAAATAATGCCATTCGTTCAGATTGGCGAAACTGTTTCCACTGCCTGTTGGCATGCGTGATGGGTAGGGAGCTCTTTTTGCTCTGGCGATGGCGGTCTGCTTATAGAGAAGCTCCTTCCCATATTTAGCGGTTGCGATAATTTTGGCGGTAGCCTCAAGCGCATAATCCGGCGCAATTCTGCAGGCCAGATTGTGGAATACTGCGCTGACTGCACTGGAGCGAAGGCCGTGGTCGTCACCTTCAGCGGGAGGATTATCATCACCTGAGAATGCATAGCCGGTGATGATGCCCTTTCCGTCCTGATACCACTCAGCCATCATCGCCTCAAGGTCGTCTACGGCATCCTGCATAGACTGTGGCTCAACATCAGTGAGAGTTGCATCTGATGCTACACCAAGCTTACGCAGCGCCGCCCTGACCAGATCGCCTTTAGTCTTTATCTGCATCGCTTTCCGCCTTGGGCTTACGTCCTTTGCGCGGCTTAGCATCGCCCACTTCCGAGGACAGCAACTTTGAAGGATGGTCAAGCCAGCCATCTTTGACATATTCGGAAAGTTCGCTGGAGTCGATGACCTTCATCTGAGCCATTACGCCCCATACCATGACGCTTCCACCAGGCTTATAGATTGCTATTTTCATAACCACTCCATAAAGAAAGGGGCCGAAGCCCCTGTTAGTTACGCATTCTGACCAGGCAGGCCAACACCGATTGCTTCCGGTCGTGTCGCGTTTACGCCGTACCACAGCGCAATACGGCACAGGCCGGACAGGGTGGAAATATCACCCTGCGTAGCGAAGATACCGTTAAGGCCGACATCCGGGATGCTGAATGAGGTAGTTTTCATACCTGCAAACAGTTCGTGGTTGGCCGGAATAGGCTGAGACACAATACGGATGGCGTCATCCGCCCAGAACACGTTGGTGCGAGTATCCTTAACGTTCAGTATATTCACCGCCATTGCATCAGCCAGTGAGGTGTTAACGTTGGCGTAGGCGCGTTGCTCAGGAGAAAGAGAAGCATCATCCAGTGCTACAGGCTTCGGCGTGATTTCAACGTGAGTAGCGTCAACAACACGGACCACGGAGAAAGTCGCGTCCTGCGCCAGCACGTTCTTAGCCATCTGACCGAGGAACTTAACGCCAGTGAACGAGATTTTGTCGCCGCGTTTCAGTCCGGTAGTTGCAGACAGAGTGACGGTGGCGAAACGGTTATCAACGTTAACTTTGTTACCATCGTTATCCAGTTGCCACGCAACCGGTTTGAATGACTGAGCACCAGAAACTGTGATACCAGTTGCGGTGGATTTGGTCAGCACAGGAAGTTTCGGAGAGCGCAGGACATCATCGAAGCCTGCAACCTGACGCTGGATTGTGCCATCGCGGTACGCTTCTTCAGGAATGCGCCCGAAGATGTCACGCTTGGTCAGGTCGTAACCCGCTTTTTTGTAGTCCTGTGGGTTGAAGAAGTACGATGTCCCCATGTCGCGGTTAAGTTCGCGGGAGAACATGATTTCTTCTGCATCGGCCACAAAGTTCCAGGCATCAGCGGTATTAGTGCCGATTGCATCCGGCGAAGTGATAACCAATGACCCCATCTCGGCGGCCATGTTTGCGACTTTCATCTCAACGTTGTTAGCCAGTTTGCGAGCGGCGGACTGGATGCGGTGACGATACGCAGTCTCGTCTCGCAAGTCATCTGCGCGTAACTGGAAGAAGTCGTTATCCGGCTCTCCCATGTTTACCGCGACGTTAAGTTCCAGTAACCCTGTCGCTTTATCAGTTAAATCCCAGCCCTCCTGAGTGGGAGACTCCTGCTCTACGGGCATCCAGATGGTATTACTGGAGCGCTGCATAGAAGCAGCAGGCGGGGTGTATTTCTTGGCTTTCTGCGCCATTGGAGTGATTGCGGAGATGGTTTCAATAATCTCATCCACCGCCAGTGTAACAATTTGACCTTCGTTAAGACCTGCCATTATCGGATTCCTTTGAGTTTTGCCTTTAGCTTGCGGTAGGTTTCCACATCGCCCTTGCTCGCAGCCGCATCCATCTGTTTACGGATGGCGTCTTTGTTTGCTGCTGACACATCACCGGTAATCGGCTGGTCAGCAGGGGGAGCAGAAGATATTTGTTTACCGCGAGGCTTGAGAGTTAAGCGTTCGGATAGTCGAGTGAGTTCAATCAGCGCGGACTGCCCATCCATCGCCAGCAACTGGCGGGCTTTCTCCGGGTTTGCACCCAGGTGGTACATGAGCGCGGCGGATTTCTCAGGGAATAGACGCATGATGTCAGCCCCAACAGCAGGCGGAACAATTTGCATAAATGTGTCTTCTTTCTCCTGATAGTCAGGGATGTTGAGTTTCTCCGCCGCGTCGTAGTGTTTGCGGGCAGCCTCGACGTATTGCGCTGATTGCTGGGTATACTCCTGAGTCTTGCGGCCCTGTTCTGCTACGGCATTACTGCGGGCGTCCTGCGCTTTCATCAGCCATTCGGTATTAGCAGCATTGAAAGCAGCGAGCGCTCGGCTGTTGTCGTAGTCATATTTCGCCAGGCCTTCCTCTGACAGATAAGCATTAATATCTGGCTGGGGAGGAAGGTCAGGGTTTACCCGTAAACTCTCCGGCAATTCTCCGCGTTTAACCGCCTCCATCTGCTGCTCAAGCTCGCGCTGTCGTTTGCGCTCGATGCGGCGGCGGGCGAATTCTGCGTTTTTTGCCGGGTCTTGTTTTGGTGCTGTCTCATCGTCCTTCAGTACAATCTCAAAGCCCTCTTCCTGACCTGCATTGTCGTTGGCATTATCGACAACTAAGCCATCAGCAGATGCCGCTGCATGATTGCCGGACAGGGTTAAGTCTTCAGTTTCCTGAATTTCGGTGGTTGGTTCCATGATTAACTCTCTCTTATTGAGGTGTCTCGGCTACACTGCCGGAAGGTTGATTTTGTCTCTGCGATTGCAGGATGTTGGCAATGTCCATTCGCTGCTTGTGCGTCTGTTCATCGCCTTTAAGGAGTAACTCAGCATTTGCGCGAGCATCTTCGCTGCGGTCCTGCTGGAATGAAGCAACAGTTTTAAGGAACTCTCTAAACTCAGATTGTTTATTGAGGTCCATGTTATTGAAGATTTCTGCAATTCTGGCAGCGTTAAGCTGGTTCTGCGCTTCGACTTTAGCCGCATCGATTTGCAGGGATAGTGTCTGGTTCTGAGCTTTAGCCAGTTCAGCCTGACCCTGCAGGAGTATGCCCTGAGCCTGAACCATTGCCGGGTCTTGTTGACCTTGTTTGGCTTGTTGCGCCTCTACTAACCATTGCTGCTCTTCAGGCGTTTCCGGCTTCTTAACGCCCATCTGAATAAGCTGCTTGTTGGCATAGTCACGCATCATCTCAATGCCCTTACCATCAAGCAGGGTGAAGTACTGGAGTAATAACAGTTGATATTCTGGCGTTCCCTGTGGCGTCTTGCCGAGCAACTCAAGAATTTCTGCGCGGTTTTGCTGCTTCATGGACTGGAATGATGGCCCAACATCCGTGTAACACTCATAGCGCCCCCTGATATCGTTCAGTACCTGTCGTTCACCAGTGGCAAGGTCAACAACCTCAGCCATTAGCTGAACATCTTTTTCGCTGCCATCCTCAAGGGTGATTACCACGTTGCGAGGAACATCGTAGATGTCATTAACTATCGACTGGTAAATCTCACCGTCACGGCGCATAGCGGTAGCCAGATTATCCTGAAACACGTATGTCTCAAGGTCAGCACGCATGTTTAGCTGGTTAACAGTGTCGTAGGCTACCTGTCCACCGGTTACCGCCTCTGCATCAACACCTAGAGTTGCAACCTCTTTTACTGCGCTGGTTGCTGCTTCCAGCATGTAGGCGTTGGCTTGCGGGACCTCCGGATTTTCGTAATATGCCAGCGGCTGAGTTGGAAGGCCTCCGTTGTTCTCATCAGTGCGGTTGAGCAGGTAGTACGGGTAATCGTCGTTACCGTCATACATATGCTCAAAGCCTGCAATCTGCTCAGGCCAGAAGAAAGGCTTCTTCTTCGGGGTGCGGGCCACGATGTCGGCGTTGAACGACATAATCATGTTGCGCAGACGCTGCCCGTCTTTTGTCAGGCGAACGACACCCTCATACACTTCCTTGTCTTCAACGAAGCCCCATTCTCCGAACACCGGGACAATGGGGATATGCTCGCCAGCGATGAGTTGCTTGTCTTTAAGTACTGCGGTGCAGGTGATAATCGATTTATATACCCGGCGACGCTTAATCTGGCGCTCTGCAATTTTGATAAAGCCGCTATCAGCAAGCTCATCTATAACGTCTTTGATGTCTCGCTTGAAATAGCTTACTGGCTCACCCGTAACCGGGTCCTGATAGATATATGCCGTCTCTTTCTTCTCGACCACTTCATAGAACTCAGCGATCTGAATAGTGTCCTGCGTCAGCCAGGGGAATACCCAATCATTCGGGTTCTGGAATGACGGAATGTCATCAGCATCGAGGTCGTATTTTTCTGCGAAATCCTCCCAGCCATTCTGGCTCATTGAGTGGATAACTGTGCAGTGACGGGCGTCAGACTTGTCCATCAGTTTGCTGTTGCTGTCCCATATAACATGGGAGCAGGCACTATGGATAGGCTCTCGACGGATAACCTGATTGTTGCTCGTTGGACTTTGGTCTTCGTAGTCAGTGACCAGACGCCACGCACCTACGCCAGATTCAATCTGCTCACGAACAGCGACGTTGACCGCGATTTTTGCCGTATTGTGACGCATGTCTGTGCGATACATGCCCATCAGCACATCAGCAGCGTCAGGGCTTGCGCCATCCTTTGGACGATACAGAACATCAATAGGGTTCTGACGCATCTCAGAAACGAGCTTGCGCACCACGGGACGTACTACATCGAACTGTCCACGATATTGCAGCGTTGTATATTGTGATAGCCAGTCATCCCACTGAGATACACGGGAGAAGAAGAGATCATTCTTTGCCTCTCGTCTGGCTTCATCACTGGCTGTCCAGTCCGCATCAAAGCGCGACAGGATATTCTCCAGCCTGTTTTCATTGTCGGCCATTATCGTCCTCTGCGTACTGGTCTAATCGGTGCGGGGATTTTCTTTTCTTTGATTGTCCCGATGTCGCCATATCGCCTGGCGAAGCGGCGCATCATGTAGGCGTAACGTGTAGCGTCAAGTAAGTCATCTCTGGTCTTAACAATGCGTCCTCGCTCGTCACGATGGTAGAAGTTGAACTCCTCGAACCAGTCACGAAGTCCGGCGAACACCTTGAACCGACCAGTGCTCATCAGGTCGTGGAGCTCGAAAATCCCTGGCTCTACCGAGCGTGAGCCATCAGGCCATTGCGCAGGCTCGGGGAGCATCAGGAATCCAGCGTCCTTGTAATACTCTCTCTGCTGTAGGCCACTTCCCTTCTCTGTCTGCAATCCATCCTGAGGCCATGCCGTTGGAACCTTGTTAGCCCATGCTTTTGTAGCTCCCCATGCTTCTGCTGGAGATGTCTTGCTAGCCTTCCATGCCTTAGTGACGTAGAAGGTTTCCGTTTCCATGTCGATAGCCAGTTGGACACGGCTTTGCGGGTGGTCCCAGCCGAAGTCCATACCGTCGATAACCATGTAATGCTTAGGTATAGGGAATGGTTCACATGTGATCATGTCTTCGCTGAAATCGAATATGCGACCGTGTCCAAGCATAGGGATGCCTTTAGTACGCATGTCTATCTGGTGAGGAGGGAATGACTCAAGCAGGCTTTTCTTAGTTTCTTCGGTGAGGTGAGGCGCATCGTCCCAGCCTACATTCATGCAAAACTGCGAATCAGCAGGAGTGTCGAGCAATTGGATTACCAGCTCCGTACGTCCGTTTTCCGGGGTGAATGTCAGAATGCCGCGACCGCCATTCCCCCGATCACCTGTTGCAGTTCGGGTTAATACCTGAGGGTAGATGGTCGGATCTTCTGGTTCTTCATCGATGTGAAACCAGTCGATGTCATCACCCATCAGTGCGTGCTGACCCTGCGTGTATGACCAGAACTGTATTTTGCTAAGATCACCACTGCTGTGGCAGATGTAAGCAGAACGAACAGCATTTGGCGTACCTGTCATTGGCTCCGTAGAGACAATCCTCTCAGGTGGTATCAGTCCGCCAGTAAATTTACCATTTACCTTCTTGCCGATGATTGCAGCCTGGAGCAAGTCACGACACTTCTCACCAGAGTAACCAAGACACCACATCAGCGGCGCGTGGTCGAAGCGGTGCCCTGTCCAGCCATCTGGATATTCACCAAGCAAGTGAACGGCGTCGATGTAGGTTGCTGTGTCTGTCTTGCCCACTCGGTTAGCCGCAATCAAAGCGCACTGACGATATTCTGCTGTGGCAGAAATGAACTTACGCTGCCATTCGTATCGGGTTTCGTAATAGCCACGGTAGCGATAGACAAACTCTCTACGCTTCTTTTCTTCCAGGAGTTTTACCAGCTCAATCTTCTGCTCCCGACTGAGATTGTGCATTTGTAAGCTCCATTAATCGGCGGTCAAGCTCTTCATCAGACAGGTCGGTGATAGTTATTTTCTGCTCGTGCTGAATGCGATCGCCATACTTCTTCGGCATTATCTTGGACAGATACCACTTCCGGGTATCTATTCGCAGCTTAGAGCGCTGGACATGCTCACCATTAAGCTGATAGCCAATGGCTTCTCCATCTTTATCCAACTTCTCCATCCAGTCATTCGTGCCATCATCAGCGATATCGAATAGCTCTTCTGCGATGGCTTCTGCGCCTTCTTCTTTCGCTCGCACGTATTGGGCACGAAATGACTCATTGCGAGCCAGCCATCTCAATACAGCTTGCTTTGATGGCATCCCATCATCCCTACAGACAGAGCGTAACGATTCTCCCTCTGCAAGTCTTAGGCAGATGATTTCGGCAAGCTCTTCTGTGTAATCAGATGGGCGACCAACCTTCTTCTCTTCAGCCGCCATATCATTCCCTCGTTAACTTCCTGCGGTTGTTGCGATAGTCACGTTAGCAGAACCATCGAATGACGTTGAACCTGTGACAGCGCCGGTTAGTGTGATAGTGCGAGCAGTAGATAACTTATCCGCCGTCTCTGCATTCGTTACTGAACCGCTTGCAGAAGTGTACTTAGCTTCAAATGCTGCCTTGCTCATATAGAGCAGCTCTCCGTACTGGCTTCGGAACAGATATCCACCGACCTCCGGCTTGAATACGGCTACTGTTTGCGCTGACATGTACTGGTCAGCATAAGGACCGTCGAATTCTGCGTTTGCACTTCCGTCATTAGCGTATTTGATAGCTTTAATCGGAAGCGCAGACACATATACACCGTCAGCATCTTTGTAGAGAGGCCACGATGGCGTGAAATTTGGGTTTGCCATTACTTAGTTCCTTTCTTTGGCTTCTTCTTGCCAGCCATACTCATGGCAATAGCAATAGCTTAGTCTTTTGGCTTTCCGGCTTTGATTTCGGTTGCGATGTTTTCACCGATAACCTTTTTGGATTTACCCTTCTTTAGCGGCATGTTCTGTGCCCTCACTAATCAAGACTGATTTCAGTAGCTCTAACGTACCGAGCGCATCACATAAACTGATGTAACCGTCATATTCATGAACGACATCGCTAAGCCTGTCGAAAAGCTCTTGGGTGATGGGGAATTTCTTCTCCTTACCCAAATTGATTACGCAGCTCACATCATGCTCCGGTAGTGAACAGGTCTAACGCTTCCTTCGATTTACGAACCGCTTCGATAGTGCGGGTCGTGATATCTGAATTAGCGCCGCCTGACTGGAAGTGAATTTTGAATAGTTCAAGCTTCAGCTCGTCAGTGCCAATGAATTGAAATGCTTCCTCTGCGGCTGCGTTCTGGTTCATGACCAGTTTGTAAATCTCTAACTGGAATTTCTGTTCTTCAGTCATAGGGATAATATCTGCCATTGTTTTGGCTCCGGTTGTGGTGAGGATGTCGAGGATGTCGAGCATGTCCATCTGGTCTATCTCAACGAGGAGATTCATGACATATGTCGCATTTATGCCAACCAGATCATTGCGTTGCGCTTTCAACTCAGCAATTCTGGACTGCATGACAGGTTTTCTGACGCAGTACGGTAGCTGTCTTTGCGCTGTACCACGCCAGAATAGCCGCTTGCGTGACTTTTAAATCTATGAGGTACTCGCGACAGAACATCTCTTGTTTGTCGGTGAGTGCCATTTAAATACCTTTGGAGGTAAAAGTGAGAGGGATGCCACGTGGTAGTAAAGGCATGAGAGCCACCCAGCAAACAGCAAGAAGATACAGACGCTCGAATCCCAGGAGTGCCAACAATTTAGGCTGCATTGCCTTAATAATCTTTGCGGTGATTTTTATCTACTTCATGGCCCAATAAACGCCACACATCTCCGCCAAGCGGCCCATTATCGCAGCCCCTCACTGAAGGGCTGCTGTAATGGACCTGTCAGCCAATCAGCAATTCTGGCTGGGTCACCTGCATGATGTGCTCATGCTCAAGAGCCAGAACGCGCTTTTCCTTCTTCCGTTCATTCATCAGCCTGCTACCGATCGTGCCTTTCAGCTTTGACCGGGTTTCTTTGATGACGTAGCGGTGCTGCATTTCCTCACCCATTGCAAGGCGACGACTTAATCGCTCGGCCATCCAGTTAAAGGCGGCGATGTATTGTTCTTTAATCGCGGTCGCTGCCTTCCCGGTGAAACCCATCACAAGCATCATCCATCCGTCTTTCGTGATGTTGTACATCAGGCGCAGTTCGCCTTTTTTATCGAGGTATTCAACGGGCTCAAAATTGAGCCGGTTAAAGTCAGGTGTGCAATCTGACTCCAGTCGCTTGATAGTGCGCAGAACGTTTTTATGCGCCTTCCCAAAATAGCGGGCGATCTTCATGGATGTAGTGATGACCTTTCCGTTAGATGGCATAACCATTTCGCGGAAGTCGAAGGCCGGAATGACAGTTGGATACTTCATTACGTTTTCCTTATTTTGAAATGAACCTTTGCCGCATAGGAAACCAGCCCACCGAGGCTCGCCAGCACTAACTGGTATCCTCAAAGGCCCATTCCAAAAGGTCAGGTTCGGTGGTTATTGTGCGCTGCGGTGCGCGGTGAAATACCGAAACAAAAAAGCCCCGCATTACGAGGCATTTTCATGAAAGTCACTTGTCAAATTTCTATGCGAGGGAAATTATTTAAGGCATTGCGCCCTGATGTACTCCTGCAGGTAGTTAACCTGCGCGGTTATCTTGTCTATTCCACTTCGGAGACGGTAATAATTGAGTTCAGCATCTGCTGTAAGTCTTGGGCTTTCTCCATCGCCCATGCCGCTGGCTCCGGTCGTTGACTTTGGACAGGTGGCGGAGACTTGCAGGCGCTTACGACCAGCAGAAACATCAGCACGGAGACTTTCGATAGTCGCGTTAGCATCAGCAAGCTCCTTTGTGTATCTGGCGTCGAGTTCTGCTACATCACGTTGACGCTTCTGCATATCAGCGATGATGGATGTGGCTTTATCGCGCTGGTCTTTGTAGGTGATGGCGTTATTGCGGTAGTGATTAACAGCCCACGAAAGACAGACGATGATGCAGATAATGACAGACGCAATAATTGCCTTAATACGACTCACGATAAGAACAGCGCTCTTTCTCGCCGCCTCCGAGGAAGGAGAATATCAGGGTCTTTACCAGCTTTTTTCCATAACAGGAAAGCATCTGCTGCTGCCTGGTAATTCTTTAAATTCAACTGGCGCAGAACGGTAGAGCCAGCAAATGCTGATTTACCTATATTGAATATCAGGCTACATAGTGCATCATACTGGTTCTGATTCAGCGGGACGCGAACAAGACTACTTATCGCATCTTCAACCCACAGCAAATCCTCTTTAAGCAGTTCAGACGATTTTTCGGCTGTGATTATCATCCCTGATACGACAGGATTACCATCCACTTTACCTGTATGACCAACCCCAATGGTTGGTATCCCCCTGCTATCTGGATAGGCTTTTAGTCTCTCGCCTTCTTCACGCTTTAATCTGGTGATTCCGTTACTACTGATTTGCATCATCCACTCCGGCTTTTTTAGCAGCGAAGCGTTTGATTAGCGAACCAATCGAGTCTGTGCCGATGTAGCCGATAAATACACTCGCTATGTAAGCAAGATTGCTACTCAGTCCGGCGAAGACTAAAAGGTCACGAATGAACCAGGCGATAATGGCGCACATCGTTGCGTCTATTAGTGTTTTCTTAAACGCACCGCCATTATACCGACCGCGAAGGTACGCCATTGCAAACGCAAGGATTGCCCCGATGCCCTGTTCCTTTGCCGCCATCATGGCGGTTAACAGATCATGTTTTTCTGGCATCTTTTTCATGTCTTACCTCACGACCGTGAGGATTTGTTCAATGTTATGAATTGGTTGATATTGGAAAGAACAAATCCAGGATACAGTGATTAGTAACGTGGTTTGTTCGTGATATAGAGCATGAGCAAATCAGGCAGGAGGCTGTTAGCGAAGTCTCTTGCCGCCCATCTTCACGAAGCCCAGCCAAGCGCTGGTTTTCTTTTTTGGCAGCGTCCTATACCGTCACCACGAATGAGCAAGGGTATCTGGATGTGTTCTGGTGATTGGTGATAGGACGCTTTCAGAAAGGTCGTGCTTAAAACGCAAAAAGCCCCGCATCGCTGCAGGGCCTTCTTTCAAATCCACCTTAACAAAGGACGGATTTCTACTGTTAGAAACGATATTAAACAAAAATCGCCACTTTGTAAAGAGCATTTTCTACAGAACTCCTTTTCAGTAGAAAATATTTATCACTGCGTGACTTTGCTCAACATCTGATTTGCATATTCCTCCTGCTTAATACACTCACCTACCAGACTTTCGAAGAAATCCTTATATGACCTGCGCCATGTGGTTTCAGGAATATCAATCACTGTTGCGCAGATGTACTTTCGAACGCTATCAGGCAGTAACCGAGCATATCCTCGCCCATTACAACGTCTGCATGTTTTGTATGCAGGGACGCCTCCTTGTAGAATAGTTTTCTCTTTATCGATAACAACACCTTTGCCATTGCACTGGCATGCGTTGGTCAGAACCCCCTTCCCTTTGCACTTATTGCACAAAACTTTCACCGTCTCCTTGCGCTCTGAGAGGTACGGCTGCCCGATGCTTTTCATCGTCATTACCTCGGCATCGATAAACTTCTTCCCGCCGCAGCAATCACAGGTTCTGGTACTGGCAGCGCTTCGTGAATAGTCAGCAAATGCGAATGTTGCGAGCACTTGCATTACCTTTGGCTTAATATCATTTTCTAGCTTGCGTAAGGCAGGAACATTATCGCAGTTCTTAAGAGCATAGGCAGTCAGCAGTTCAATAGCTTTCTCACGGTCATTGCTGCTGATTTCCATCTTCCCAAGAAACGCGCTGTAACCCAACGATGCGCGACTTTGAGTCATACCCATAGCTGCCATAACATCAGTGCCAGTTAACGTTTCTGAAGCTGTTGCGCGAGGGATATCGTTTATCTGAGAAGATTTTGCGAAGTGAAACTTCACTACATTTTCCAAATTCATGCAGCAGCGCCTCCCGATGGCTTGTTCAATCCAAGCCGGTTCACCAGTTCGCGCTCTCGCTCATGCAGATAATCCATCGCCTTCTGGTGTTGCTCCGTCATCTCTCTGACGCTGCGCAATTCAGCTTCGTCACGTTCACGCTGCTGTTTTGCCTGGTTAATGCTGGTTATGCTGCACATTGAGATTCCCCCATGCGGAGTTGAATTCCGTCCTGATACCAGTCTGGCAATGTAAATTCGATGCGCCCTGTAACACCATGCGCCCTTAGCTCCTGTAACCGCTTCAGTTCGCTCTTCATGTGCTGGTATAGCTCATCCATCTGCCAAGGCTTTAAGCGCACAGGAATGCACGCCAGACGCGCTACACGCTCTATTGTCATCTCCCCATAGACAATCTCCGCATGCGCGGTGAATTCGTATGGGTCTTCTTCGAGTTTTCGGTGACAGCCAATGCAGTGGGCGAAGGCGTTATAGGGATGGTATCGGGTTGCTTTGTGTCGTCGGGATTTGAAGTGGGAGCAGTGGAGTTTTTGTCTTTCGTGGTGGAATGTTCGTCCGCAGTAATCGCAGATCCAGTCCGTTCGCTCCCTCACCAGTTGGGAGAAAACGTCATCAAACTTATCTCTCTTTAGCGCCATTGCGTCCCCCTTTTGTCATTTTTTCAGCATATTCAGGCCAGTGCTTTTTAAGTATTCCGTAAGGAACCCTCAGGCTTATTCCATGTCGATTAGCCCAGTTAACCAGGCTGTTTCTGGTTCTTCCTATGGTGGATGCCATAACGTCAGCAGGGACTTTTCCGGCAACCCTGCGTATGTAATCCTGCTCATTTGGTGAATACATATTTGTGTTAGCCATCCTTATCTCCTGTCATATCTCCATTCGGATCGCGATATACCAGCCATTCGTTAACACATTCTGCACAGGCGTAAATTTCATCAGGTGCCAGTTGCTTGTTACATCCTGCGCACATTGCCCTTGCTATGCTCTCTTTCTCATAACTTCGATTGGGGTCAATCATCGCGTTTTCCTCATGCGGTTCCATTTGGACTGCAACAACCCATAGACATAATCTAATGTCTTGACCTGGCTTTCTGTGGGGATTGGCTTGGGTTTATTTCTGGAGCGTTTCGTTGGAAGGTATTTGCAGTTTTCGCAGATTATGTCGGTGATACTTCGTCGCTGTCGTCTCATGCTGCCCTCCTGGCGCCCTGTCCAATCGCCATTAATGCTGCTTTAGATACGGTAGTGAACATCCGTCGAGGACTGATGAACGGTCGCCAAATCAGCAGCATGGAGCCTTTGCTGTTTCCCTTCTTCTCCAGTCCTGTTGATGGCTCAATAAAATTAATCCGCCCATCAGTGATAATGCGAACTTCGTCAACGCTCTCCAGAGCCTTGCTGAACCATCCGACAGACATATCCTCCGGCACAAGCATCACTACCGTCTGTCGCTGTTGTACGCACTGCTCAGCGGCTTTTTCCACCCACGGTCTGATATTGCTGTACGGTGGGTTATTCCAGATTGCACCGCGGCTTATCCACTCAGAATTGAGTGCGTCGTCGGACTCAGTTAGCCAGTGAGCGCACAGCGCATTTTTGTCGCTCGCCGCCGAATCCAGCCAGAATCCAAATTCAATATCCAGCGCATCAAAAAGCCAAATCGGTGTTTGCCAGCAATCCTTGTCCTGTGCTGGGGTGTTTGATTTGATAGTCATGCCGCTTTGTCTCCCCATCTCGCTTTCCATTCCAGCGCTAACAGGGCTTCATCTGACCATTTAACGCCACGCTCTGTACCGAATGCCTGTATAAGCTCTAATAGTTCCGCAAATTCGCTTACACGCATCCTGATGGTTGACTGGCCTATTACTACAAAGCCATTACCGGCAAGGTTAGGAACAACGTCCTGCTGCTTTAATACTGCGGTAAACACGCACTTCCAGCTTTCTGCATCCAGCCAGCGACCATGCCATTCAACCTGACGCGAGACGTCACCTAAGCAGGCCCAAAGCTTCCGATTTTGGTCTAAGCTGCGGTTGCGCTCCTGAATGGTTACTACGATTGGTTTGGTTGGGTCTGGAAGGATTTGCTGTACTGCGTGAATGGCATTTTGCTGATGTGCTGGAGATCGAATTTCAAAGGTTAGTTTTTTCATGTCTTCCCTCTCCCCCAAATAAAAAGGCCTGCGATTACCAGCAGGCCTGTTACCAACTCAGTGATGTAGATAGTCATTCAGTACTCCGTAACGTTCTCCTGCCGCCACACTTCGTCATACTCCGACTTCGGCATGTTAGCGATATAGTTGTATGGTGACGCACCTTCCATTTGCAGGAACTGGTGAGACTGCTCGTCAAGAAATAGCGGCACACCACCTTCCCACCCTTCCCCGTTTCGCTGCTTCTCCAGCATTAAAACAGATGCGGGTGCAGCAAGAAGCTGCTGGTCTTTATCGTTAATCTGCTCTCCAGCATAAACTCGCTGTAACGCTCTCTCGCGAGCTTTATTGCGCCAGATGATAAACAGGTTGTCTGTCAGGTCTGTAATCGCTCCTGAGCCTTTTACGTCCATCTTTCCGGTAGGTTTCTCCTCGCTGTCTCCCTTTCTGGAGTGAGTGACGAGAATAATGTGAGAGTTGGTTTTATTCTTGAAGTCGCACAGCGCGTCAACAAACGCCTTTTGCCCGTTGTAATCGTCATCGCCAATCCCGCATTTCATGAGGCTGTCGATGATGAATAACTGGATGCCGTATCGCCGTCTGGCGTATGTGAAAATTTCAATCAGGCGTTCAGCCTTGGCTGTACCTGTAAGGCCAAATAACCAGAGCCGGTCATCGTAAAACTTAAATGCTGATTCGATTTCCAGTACTGGTGGCGTTTTGCAGCATGTTGACTGCCGAGTCAGGCGTTTAAGCAAAACCCCGGGCTTCAGTTCAAGCGATGCGACGCACGTTTTTACTCCCTGCCTCATGGCCTCAAGTGCCATATGCCCGACAACCTCCGTTTTTCCGTGACCGTTCACGCCATTGACCAGCGTTAACTCCGCCTCACGGAACTGGAAGTTGTAAGCCAGCGTTTCCCACGGTGGGTTAAACAGATACTGCTGCTTGCCGTAGAAAGCATTGATGGTGTCCTGATAAAACTCACGGGCGCTGTAAAGCTCTTCGGGGTCGAAATATGACGCTGTACCGATGTACTGCCAGATTTCATCCTCGGTGACGCCGTTCATCAGGCATTCGTTGATATCTTTGTGTGGCAGTGTAACCAGACGGCAGCGATGTTCACCCAGTCGGCTTGCGATTTCCCTTGCTGCTTCACGCCCGACATCGTCAACGTCCATCGAAATGAATATTTCTTCAAACCTGTCGAGGTTGTGGTATTCGAACTCAATCCACTGTTGCTTGGCACCTTTCCCGCCACCGAAAGGGACAGATAGCGCCGGTATTCCGTATTGCGCATAGCTCATGCAATCAATTTCGCCTTCGCAAAGTACAACCGCCCTCACGCCAGCATCGAGAGCCTGCCACCCGAACAGGCAAGGTTCACAGTCACCTTCTGCCATGATGACTTTCTTCCCGTCCGGACGTTCAGCACTGATTCGCTTGACCTGCAGCAGCTCGCCATCGCGTTTGTACGGAAACACCAGGGCACTCAGTTCACGTTCGCCATTCCAGACCTTTCCGCTGACAACCTCGTATCGCTTCGCGACTTCAGGCGATATGCCACGCGATTGCAGGTACTCAAGATGTGATTCGGTTCTGGTAACGTAGCGGGCGATTTTCTTGCGGTCAGGTCTGGAGAATCTCTTCTCACGTCTGGCGTCGAAATGGTGATCGTCCTCCCTGATACCGAGAAATGCCTTCGCTTCCTGCATGGCCTGATGCAGGTTAATTCCACGACACGCCATCCACAAATCCAGCATGTCACCGCCGTCTCCCTCAGCAAAATCAGCCCATTTTTTCTTGCCGCTAAGGTTAACCTTCAGGCTGTTCCCCTTGTCGCCGTTGACGTTACCGGCAACCCACTCATGCCCGTCTTTCTTGCCGTTTGGCAACAGGTGCGGAGCCACCCTGTCAACCTGCGACCAAAGCAGGTCGCTAAGTTCACTCGGTGTCATGATTCCCTCAGATTGAGATTTTTAAACCAGAAATCGACAAACGAAATACTTAACCAGCCGTGGTTATAAGCAGCGACCAGTAGCGATTTGATTTTTGATTTCATGGTTCACCTGTCGAAAAACACGTAGCCAGTTTTCGAAACGGTGATTGCGGATGATGGTTTGGATTGTGGTTGAATGGTTTCTGGCTTCTCGTCGTTCCAGCGCTGACCGTTCAGGTAGCTCGATGGTAACAACCTGTCGAATCCGAACTGCTTACCGTTCCTGCACGCGATATCTTCTGCCAGCATTGTGGCAAACTCGCTTGCCGTCCCCCTGGTGATTTTACGCCACTCCCTGAACTGCGTCCTGAAAGCCGAAGCTGCATTTTTCTTCCCGGCTTTCCGCATTCCAGCACACCAGAATATTTCCTCGAATGCCTTGTCGGTTTCTTCGTGACGGCCAGATGATTTTTCACACTTCGTCCGAACACTTTCGGACATAATGTTTTTATCTTGTATTTCTTTCTTTTGAATAGTGTCTTTTGTGTCCCCCTGTTTTGAGGGATAGCACTCCCTCAATTTGAGGGATGTTTTATCCCTCGTTTTAGGGGATTTTCCCTCATTTTGAGGGATGCGCCATTCTGAGATGTTTTTATTTGGTCCAAACATGCCGCCTTGCTGCTTGATAATATTCATTCTGACGAGTTCTAACTTGGCTTCATTGCACCGTTTGACGGGTAACTTTGTAATCTCGCTAAGTTGAGAATCTGTGATTCTGTCCATTGGTTTATTCCACCCATAGGTTTTACGCAGAATGGCAAGCAGCACTTTAAAATGTCGCTTGGTCAGATCTGCGCCTGAATAAGCTTCAAGCAGCATATTTGATAGTCTGGCGTAACCACCATCGAGATCTGCCACATTACGCTCCACGACCGGCTCTAACGGTCTGTAGTCTGCTAATTTAACGACGCCCATGTCTCACTCCTGCTTTGGCTAGTCTGTAAACACCAACAAGGCGCTCTGCGAACGCCCTGTTATTTGCTGCGGCTACCACTAATCCCTCAGGTGAATCAGGGTGTCGAATCTCTTCTTTTTCCTGGTATTTCTTACGACGTTTTGGCATAATTACTCCTGTGGATTGATCCAGTCTTTCTACATCAGGCCTCGAAGAATTCGCCGTTCTTCGGGGCTTTTTCTTTTGTCAGGTAGGTAGCAAGTCGCCTGGTGAGCTCTGCCATTTCCTCGTCTTCGATTCCATACTCCAGAACCGCAAGCATCATGCTGACCTGAGAGAAGAAACCGTTCTTCCATCGGCTTACCTGGTATTCAGGAACACCCATAGCTTTAGCGAATGTCTTCTGCCCCATCATGGCTAACTTGTTGAGTAAAGTGGACTCAATGCGAGCCGCCTTCTTGCTTTTAGTTGCAACTACGTTCATTCAAAATATTCCTTAGAAATTAGATAGAGTTGGATTCGCAAATACACGCAAATCCGTTTAATAGATTTACCGCGTTGTCGGCGGTTCAGATTGGTAAAGAGCGTTGATACTTAACTTGCTGCCAGTAAGTCGGCTAAATCAGGACGAAGTTCTCTAGCTTTAATTCTTCCTCCTGTAGCTTTTACGATTGCTGCCACATACTTAGCGTCAATGCCGCCACCATGTAACCAACGCCATACAGTTGGCTGCTTAACTCCACACAAAGAGGCGAGTTTTTGCTGGCTTCCTGCAATGGCAACAGCTTTTTGTATTGCTTTGTTAGTCATTGCTTATTCCCTTTCGTATAACACACAACAAATAATAGCAATGAGTATTAATCAAAGCAATAGCAAAACGTGTTTTGACCATTAATACGCAAGCGTATAAATTGAATATTATGAAAAAAGAAACTCTCTCTGACCGTCTCAACAAGGCAATGGAACTGGCTGGTATGTCTCAAGGTGCTCTCGCTAAAGCGTCAGGCGTTGCTCAGCCAACGATCTGGCGTTTGACAAGTGGAAACGCTCGTGGGTCAACAAAGATTGTTGAAATAGCAAACGCGTTAGGTGTTAATTCGGAATGGTTGTCTACCGGGATTGGTCCTATGAAAAAAGATGGAACTACTCCGATAAACGCATCTCCATCTTCGAACACATTTAAAATCGATATCCTAGATCTTGAAGTTAGCGCGGGTCCTGGCGTTATCAATCGAGAATTCGTGGAAATACTCCGCTCGGTTGAGTATTCGCAGGATGATGCCAGACACATGTTCGATGGTAGAAAGGCTGAAAATATCCGCATCATAAATGTGCGCGGGGATAGCATGTCAGGAACTATTGAACCAGGAGATTTGTTGTTTGTAGACGTAAGCATCAAAAACTTCGATGGAGATGGGATATACGCCTTCCTCTATGACGATACTGCACATGTTAAGCGGCTCCAGAAGATGAAAGATAAACTATTGGTCATATCTGATAATAAGAGTTATTCAGCTTGGGACCCAATTGAAAGAGATGAAATGAATAGGGTTTTTGTCTTTGGAAAGGTGATTGGAAGCATGCCGCAGACATATAGGAAGCACGGTTAGCCAGCCAATGGCCTGATGAGATATTCGGGTGATATCACACAGCATAAGGAAAGTTTATGGAACAGGAAGAATTTCAGCAATTACCCTCTCCATTCGCTAAATGGAAAGGGAAAATTAATCTTGGCGGAGAGGATATTGATTGCTACGTACTTGATACTGGCGAGCGCGTTATCGCCCTAAGAGCCACAGTTAAAGCGATAGCAGAAGTTGAATCAAGTGCGCTGGCGGACTACATTGGCGCAAAAGCTATAAAACCTTTTATAGACAGTAACTTAATCCTGGCGGAACTCATAGAATTCTCCATCCCTGGAACGCAATTTAAGAGCCAAGGATTAAAGACTGAGCACTTCGAACTAATTTGCAGAGGATACGTTCAAGCTCTATACCAAAGCGCCCCACTTACAGATCGCCAGCGACAAATTGCCATTAAATGCGCAGTTCTTACAGCGGGTCTTACAAGGACTGGTCTTGATGCGCTTATTGATGAGGCTACTGGCTATCAATATGAACGCGCTGAAGACGCCCTTCAGGTCAAGCTGAGGGCGTTCATTGCTGAAGAATTAAGGGCATGGGAAAAAACATTCCCTGATGAATTATGGGAAGAGTTTGGCAGGCTTACTGGCTGGAGTACCCCACTACAGTCACGCCCAAAGTGGTGGGGGAAGCTAGTAATAGAACTTATCTATGACACACTTGATGAAGATGTAGCCAAATATCTAAAAGAAAATAAACCAGCGCCAGGGGTTCATTGGCACAGGCAGCTAACCGAAAACCTTGGGGTAAGGCAATTAGTATCGCGCTGCTGGGAAGTTATAGGCGTAGCTAAGACATGCGATACGATGCATGAGTTAAGGAGCCGGGTAGCCCAGCATTATGGGAAAAAACCAGTACAAATGACAATGTATCTACCCGCAAAAGAAAATGATTAGGTTCTAACCCGGCCACCGCGCCGGGTTTCCTTTTCTTGCCGATCCCTACGTCAACCATTCCCAAGCCAAAGTAACTCATTGATAATTAAGACAACACATCGCCATTTCATCCATCTGCCCGCCACTTTGTCCCACCCAGATACCTACTCTTCCAGTAGCTTCACGGCAAGTTTCATGCACTGCAACTGGTCGTCATCCCACTTATCCAGACCTTTCGCTATCTCCGTACGAATAACGTCAGCTATAGCCACTCTTTTGGTCTCATGACCCTCCGCAACCATAGCAAACAAGACATCACCGACAATCCTGCACATTTCCTGATAGCGCAACTGCGCCAGTTCCTCGTTTTTCACACAGATTCCTCGCTCGTTTTTTGTTCAGAACAGTATTGCATAGAGGATTTATAAAAATAAATTCATTTTGCTATCAACAACATAATAACAAAAACCATTAATTAATAGCAAAACGTATTGATATTAATAATACTCAATGCTATTGTTTAGCCATCAGCAGGACGTTGGTAGCCAAACGGAAAGGCAACGCTCTTTAACTTCGATGATGCGCTGACAAAGCGCGAATAAATACCAAACGAGATGGGTTTGGACTGGCGTGTGGTGGAGCTTAGGCCTCTAGCTGTACCGATCGGGCCGGACTGAGAAGCCACTTGAAATCCGGAAATTGAGACAGGTTCCGGCGCCAGTACCAAAGCCATTTCACATGAGGGTAAACAGATGCGGAAGCCAAAAACCACTACCAAAACAATTGTTCATTTCACCTTAAAGCGTCGTCCTGAAGGCAACAGAAACGGCGACGAGCGCGGTCGTGTTTGGTTTCACAAATATTCATATTTAGATAAACCATTTTTCCGGGCACCACGCTATGTGCGTCGTCTTTCTTTTAACTTCAACCAATAAAACATCACCAGGGATAAATCATGACGGTTATCACCTACGGGAAGTCAACGTTTGCAGGCAATGCTAAAACTCGCCGTCATGAGCGGCGCAGAAAGCTAGCCATAGAGCGCGACACTATCTGCAATATCATCGATTCAATTTTTGGTTGCACAGATCCTGATGCTTCTCAAGAGGTTAAGACGCAGCGTGTTGACAGGGTAACAAAAGCAGTTTCACGTGCAGGAAACAAAGTTAAGCAGCAGGAAATAGAGCGCAAGAAGAACCGCATTTACTACCACGATGCTAATCCGCTTGGAAACAAAATCCACGCAGTACAGCGCATAAAGCTGAGCAGCAAGCCTCTCATCTAATCAGGTCGCAATGCGGCCTTTTTTATTGCAAAAATTTAAGGAATAACAACATGAATTCAGCAGATTTATCGAAGATTCTTGAAGAACACAAAGTGTGGATTACCTCAATGCGTGAGAGCGGATCGAGAGCCAACCTGCTCGGTGCCGACCTGCGCGGTGCCGACCTGCGCGGTGCCGACCTGCGCGGTGCCAACCTGCGCGGTGCCGACCTGCGCGGTGCCGACCTGCTCGGTGCCGACCTGCGCGGTGCCGACCTGCTCGGTGCCGACCTGCGCGGTGCCGACCTGCGCGGTGCCAACCTGCTCGGTGCCGACCTGCGCGGTGCCGACCTGCCTGATCTCACTTTCGTAATCCTGGGTGAGAAATACTTCATAAGTATAACGAACGGTGAATATGTACGAGCAGGATGCCAGAACCACACAGTTGAGGAATGGAGAAAATATAGTAAGCAGGAAATTGCTGAGATGGATGGTCGTAAAGCTCTTAAATTTTATCCACGATTGCTTTCGATAATTGACTTTTACCTCGGGGCCGGAGAATGGCCTGATTGGGTTAAAAACGATGGGGAGGAGTGATGGAAATAAATAAAGAGCAGGCATCAGAAATTATCAAACTTATCGAACAAGCATTACTTGATGGGTTTGATGATGAAATTTTGGTTTCGCTACACGAAAGTCTTACCAAATTTGTCAGCGAATAAGCACCTATAGCAGATTTACGAGTCTGCTATATGAGCAATATTGCATAACTATGACGAGAAATTTTAAATGGGCAGAAAATATAAAGTTTGGCTAGATTCAGGCGCAAATATTCATTCCTGCTATAAGCAGGAAATTGACATTGAAGAGGATCTTGGTATCTCTGATGATGAATGGGACTCATACAGTGAAGAAGCTAAGGATGAAATTATGAGGGACGTTGCATGGGAAAAAATGGATTGGGGTTTTGAAGAGATAGAAAGCGAATAAGCACTGTGTATTCATTCCGGTGAGTGAATACACGGAGCAATATCGCTCGTAACCAAACGAGGACGACGACTCGTTCTGGTTAATCGAAAAATCATCCCTTGATGTTATTTGCCGCTCGCAGTCAGGGCGGCTTTTTTATCTGTATGGCTAAAGCACCTCAAGTGAAATGCTTTAGCCATGCCAATAAATGAAAATGGAGAATCCCACGATGACATTTGCTATCGCGGGCGGTGCCGTCATGGGTATCGCACACCTTAATGAATCACTTTTAGAGCGTATCACCAGAAAATTACGAACCGGATGGAAACGTCTGGTCGATATCCTGAATCAACCAGGAGTGCCGTGTAATGGATAAATCACTTATGGCTATTCAGTCTAAATTCGCAATTGCTGTTTATCTTGGCGACAAAATAATGTATCGCGAAGCTGTAGAAGCCTTTCGCGAATGGAGGTTGAAATGATACCAGTGGATTTAGCAAGGACACCGGAGTTGAGCAGGTTAAAACGTCAGTATCACCTGACAGAGGCAATGTACTGGCGCAAGTCAGGTAATAAATCGATGAAAAGAAATTGCCTTTCATTAGCCAGAAACGAGCGAATAAACAAAGGTGAATTTCTGGCTAATCCTGACGAATTACCATTCTGAGGTGAATTATGGATTTGAATAAATTCGACGCCCCATTCAGTCCTGAAGATATCGAATGGCGAATACAGCAAAGCGGTAAAACACGCGATGGCAAAGTGTGGGCTATGGTGCTGGCTTATGTCACGAACAGGGCAATCATGAAACGCCTGGACGATGTTTGCGGCAAAGCAGGATGGCGCAATGAATACCGCGATATTCCCAACAACGGCGGCGTTGAGTGCGGCATATCAATCAAGATTGATTCCGAATGGGTCACCAAATGGGATGCTGCTGAAAACACGCAGGTAGAAGCCGTCAAAGGTGGTCGTTCCGGTGCAATGAAGCGCGCTGCCGTTCAGTGGGGAATTGGCCGGTATCTGTATAACCTTGAGGAAGGTTTCGCACAAACATCTCTCGATAAAAAGCAGGGATGGCACAGGGCAAAACTGAAGGATGGAACAGGATTTTACTGGTCCCCTCCATCGCTGCCGGGCTGGGCCATGCCAACATCTTGCAATCAACCATCACCAGAAAATACCAGCCAGAAATCCACATCGGTTGACTGCGAGCAAATCCTGAAAGACTTCAGTGAATATGCAGCAACAGAAACTGACAGGAAAAAACTCATTGAGCGTTATCAGCATTGCTGGCAATTATTGGCTGGTAACGATGATGCGCAGACAAAATGCGTTCAGGTAATGAATATCAGAATAAATGAGCTTAAACAGGTGGCTTAATGAGAAGATTAAATATAACTCCAGCGGAGATGGAGTCAGTTTGCGGTCGCATGGTAGCTTGCCGTGCAGCAGAACATCTGGGCCTAAACATAAATCAGTTTTATTACATAGCAAAAAAACTGTCATTAAAAACGGCATTCGTTAAGCCAAGATGGAGCGAAGACGAAGACAAAAGAATGCAGGTGCTTATCTCATCAGGCTATACACAAAGAGATGTAGCAAAAATTCTCGGGCGAAGTGAAGAGTCGGTAAAAAGCAGGCTATCACGTTTACGAAAGAAATAACCCTATACCTACCACATTATTCGGATAACCTACCATGGAGTAAATTATGCCAGCGCCTCTATATGGTGCGGACGACCCGCGTCGCTGTTCCGGCAAATCCGTCTCGGAGGTGCTGGATAAATTCAGAAGAAACTACGACCTGATAATGTCGCTACCGCAGGAAACGAAAGAGGAAAAGGAATTTCGTCACTGTATATGGCTTGCAGAAAAAGAAGAACGCGAGCGAATTTACCAGACATCCATCCGACCATTCCGCAAAGCAACATATACAAAATTCATTGAAATCGACCCGCGCCTGCGTAATTACCGCTCACGTTATGGCGCAATAAGTAATGACTGAGGAATTAACCATGAGAGGACTTGCATACAATCCCGACATTCTACCAGCCGAACTTATTATTAGGCTGAAATTTAAACCAATGCCTACACGCGAGGAATTATTACAGCGAAATTCATTCCCTTCTATTAACGAGAATAAATATTTTAATGCGATGCTGAGGAGAGATAAATGCAAGAGGTAAAAATTTACACCGCGTCCCCATCTGATTTATCTCCACCAGTCCAGTCTGAATCGTTCTGCGTTGACATGGTTCTGGCGTCTGATTATGCGGCACTGGAAGCCAGATGCGCTGCGCTGGCTTCGGAGAATGCACTTGCTCGTAATGCAGTTCAGGCATTCTGCGATGTTATTGGCGACAACACCGAGGTTATCTCCGAGGGGGTTGGGCGAGATGGCGTTCTGGTTATTTTGGAGGCCATGAAGGCAACAGGAAATATGCCAGCCACCGACGCCTTCCTTGCTGAGGTGCGGGCAAGCGAACTTGATAGCCTGGCTGGCGTGGCTGAAACAATGTTGATCAAGTTCTCTAATCAGCAGTGCTCATCTGATATGCATGAGGTTGTTGGCTGGAAAATGGTTCTACAGCAGGCCACCAATCGCGCCGCCCAGCTTCGCAAAGGAGTGCAGTCTTGAAACTTAAAATGCACACGCCAGACGGATCGGTGATTGTCGAAAGTAACCTGGTAACGCAGTTCTACCCTGACTTCGAAAGCGGCGGTGAGTTGACCACCATCGAAACAGTATCAGCTACCGGGGAAACTTTCTCGGTGAAAGTTAAGCACTCGTTTACGCAGGTGACTGGCGCACTGGCTACAGCATGGCGAGTTGACGAGAAGAAAGCAGAAGGAGCCGCCCAATGAGCAATGCAGCAAAACTTCAACTCGGATTCTCTCCGTTATCAAAAACCATCATGCTCGCAAAAATGCGCGATGTGGAAGGTGGCCGCCTGCGCGTCGGTAATGATCGTGGTCGTGATGTTACCAATGAGGCTGCGCAGCTAGTGTGGCAGCTTGTCATGGCGGAAGGTGGTGAAATCGGCTGGGAGCTTGATGATGGTTCTCGCATGGTGCTGAAAGCTGAGAAGCAGGAGGCCGCCCAATGAGTGTCGTATCCAGTTACCCGGCTGTTCAGCAAATAAATTTCTACGTTAATGAAGCCTCTCCAGAATGCATTGAAGGTAGAAGAGCATATCTATGCCAATGTCTTTTGCCTCGGCTGAAAGACGGGCTTTCTTCAATGCATATCTGGAAAGAGAAAACCGATGATGACCTTGAGCTCATCAGCATTTATCAAAAAGGCGTTGATTTTTTAACTGAGGCATTGAATCAGGGGATGGACCAATGAACTTAACAGAGGGGCAATTGCTTTTCCGTCTTCAAGATTTTCACGGTGCTGAACAGGAGGCTTTAGGAATTGGTGATTATGAATTTTTTCAGGAAAGCGCGGATATTGCTAACGCGCTACGTGAGCTTTTGCAGGCACGACGAACAATAGAAGAACTTACTGCGGTTGTTGGGCAACGCAACGGCGAGTGCGTTCGACTTCATTCCCTACTTGATGCCGCAGAGAAGCGCATAGCAGAACTGGAGAGAACCGAAATTCGAGAAGACGGAAATCAGTTTCTCGTCGTTCGGCATCCGGGAAAACTCCCCGTCATTAAGCACTGCGTCGGTGAGCTTGAAGATTTTCTACGCCAGTTAATTGAGCGGGACAGCTTAGTAACGATCGACATCATCACGCACAGATATTACGGCGTTGGCGGTCAGTGGGTACAGGATGCAGGCGAATATCTGCAAATGATGCAAGGCGCTGGCATTGGCGCGAAGGGGGAGTGAGATGAGCGCTAACGCAGCAATAATCGTCCCTTCAGATATCAGCATGATGATTCGTGAAATTGAGTTGGCCTATAACCGTTATCTCACTGAATTTCGTATTCCGGACGACCACAAAATTATTGTGAATTTTTCTGCCGGAAAGGACAGCACCACCACGGCGACGATTGCCAACCATCTGTTCGGCGACCGCGTACAAAACGTAATGGCAGATACAGACAATGAACATGAATTGACCGTTGATTTTGCACGAAATATTCATCATCAAATTGGTTGTAAGCCGGTGCAGATAGTTAAGCGCGTTTACACTGAATCTGAGTTTGAACGCCGCCGCCAATCCCTGATTAAGCGATGGGCGCAGTGTCAGCCTATCCGTATGGGTGCCTATCGCGGCGTGGTTATGCCATCTCTTGCCAGGTCGGATACTAAGTTCGGCCAGGCATGGCAGCGTACCGCCGAACGGTGGGGAATTGAGTTTGAAACACCGCTAGAAGCTGCGCTGTCGGTCATGCATCCAAGCGGCAATTCATTCCTGGATGCGGCCCTGTTGCATGGAAAATTCCCGATGATGCGCGACCGTTTTTGTACTGAAGAACTGAAAATTCAGATTGCGTTCGATGCTGCAATAAAGCCACTTCTTGATGATGGAGAGGTAGTCGTTCAGTGGTCTGGCGTGCGTGCAGATGAGTCCGACAAACGTGCCGGTTACGCAAGATTTGCGTGTGATGAACGTGACCCGGACTTCCTCTATAACTTCCTGCCAATCCACAAATGGACGGCGACTGACGTATTCGCGCTGCATAAATATTTCGGTATTAAGCCTAACCCACTTTATTTGCAGGGGGCTGACCGGGTCGGATGTATGAACTGTGTTTTATGCACGAAAGAGGAAATCGCGCAAACCGCCGCACGATGGCCTGAGCATATCGAAAAGCATCACGCATGGGAAAAAAAGGTTCGTCTCGCGTCCCGCTGGGTACACTGGATGAGCGTGGGAACTGAAAGTCAGGCGTGGATGCGCTCTCAGTTAGGCGTTCGGGAAGTCACCTGGTTTGATGAGGATGAGTTCACAGGGGAAGAAATAGCGATGCGCAAGCGGTATCCGGTAAACCTCGGACAGGAAGTCAGGCTGCATGGACTTGAACCTGACGTTCAGCGAATCGAATGGTCTGGTTTCTACGGTCCGCGCGGTGGAATGGGTGCGCCGTCTGCGCTGGATGTTGTTGAATGGGCCAAAACAGGACGAGGTGGCAAGGTCTATGACCTGGTAAAAGCGAGCCTTGATACGGCTGTGTGTTCATCCCGCTACGGTTTATGTGAATAAGGACTAACCCATGACCACTATTAGCAATAACAAACTAACAGACGAACGCGTTTCAAATGCAACACTGATTCGGCTCATTCAGTGGGCTGATCAGCACAATAGCCATTATGTTGCAGCGGCCCTGTGTGAGCTACAGGAACGCCGCAAGGCTGATAGCGCAGATCCAGCCGGATATCACGTCATCAAAGAGTGCGGAAAGGTTGGCTGTAGTGTTGCAACGCTTAAAGAAGCGGAGAAAACGCGAGATTTCTGGAATAAAAAGTGGACTATCAGGCCGTATTTCTACTCCGCAGCGCCGGCGCCGGTAGTGCCGGATGAAATATCCCCCAAACAGGCCTCTCGCTCATATGGTGGTGAGGTGCATGGTTATCGCGACGGATGGAACGCCTGTCGCGCCGCAATGCTTCAGGCTGGCAACTCTCCGGTAACTCCGGATGGCTGGATAAGCTGTAGCGAGAGGATGCCGGAAGACGAGCAAGAAGTAATTGTCCAGAACAAGTTGGGATACCGTTATGTTTCATATTTCGATGAGCATTCTGGACTGTTTTTTGACATGCGAGGCGGTAATCAGATTAACTGCATTGAGCATATCTTGGTTACGCACTGGATGCCACTACCAGCAGCACCGCAACAGGAGGTGAACCATGGCTAACCTGCAACTTGCCGTCAAAGGTGAATAACAATCCTCGCACTCGCGGGGATTTCTTTTATCCGGAGTAACCATGGAATCACACAGCCTCACACTCGATGAGGCCTGTGCATTTCTTCAGATATCCAGACCTACCATCACCGCCATAGAGCGGTTTTTTATTGCCTGATTTGCAGGTTCGATTCCCTATTCGGAGATATCACTCATGCAACACGAACTACAGCCTGATTCACTGGTTGATTTGAAATTCATCATGGCTGATACTGGCTTCGGTAAAACCTTCATCTATGACCGGATCAAGTCCGGCGACCTGCCAAAAGCCAAAGTTATCCACGGCCGCGCAAGATGGTTATATCGTGACCATTGTGAATTCAAAAATAAGCTCTTAAGCCGCGCCAATGGGTAA